CACTTGAGGTATAATCCATTAATTCTCCTTGTAGGGTTTTAATAGTAATATATTTATTCTTATCAATATTTATAACTCTATAAATTCATCAATATTATGAGTTTTGAATTGATTTGAACCGTTTAAACTTAAAAAATCAGTAATTTCGAAAGATTTTTCGTCTTTATTCAATGCAAATAAGAAATAATCCATATTCTTATATTTCCAATCATTTTCACGTATATGTTGTAAATGTCCCCTTCTTCCTTCGTCTGAATCATATGTTTTACACTCTATAATAGAAAGAGTTGGAACATGAAATATATCATAGTACATGTATTCCCATTCTGTAACATTTTTTTCTTCATAATATGTTTCCCATGCACCATTATTTTTTCTCATCATTTCTTTTGATATTTTTCTTTCTTTAGTCTTCAATAAGAATTCCCATGGCTTCATTTCCTCAAAATACTTCTTACAATTTATCATATTGATGGGTTTAAAATCGGGAAGTTGTTTACAAATAGATCGTTCAATTAATTCACCATCATAAATCTGTTGAGCATGTTGTAAAATTGTATGTATGTGAGGATTTCTGGGTTTTGGATACATGTATTGTGCTTTTGCTAAAGCATCCTCAAATGCATACCCATTTGGATCATTATTATCTTTTTGTATTATCATAATAAAAAATGGGAAGTGGAGTGCCAAAGCACTCCGATTATTTTTAATCAATTGGTTTTCAAACCATCGAATGCAAATCCATGAATTAATAGTACAATGACAACTGACAAAGAAAGACCTATAATCATCTTGAAGAAATCTTTTCCTATCAATGGAAAAACAGTTTTAAATGTATGCTCACCAGTTATCGTTGCAAATGCAAGTTCTCTACCTGCAAGCAAACCAACAAACACCCAAGTTGTACTCATTGGAATATCATTATATCCTTTGAAGTACCACAATATCAAACTATAAATCAAGTCAACTAATGTTGCAGACCTGACATATTTTGTGTTTGTCTTACTCAATACAACTTCTTGTATTCTACCACCTTTCTCATGGAACATATAACCTAGACCTGCGACAAATATAATGCTAATGATAATCATTACATTAACAGGAACTTGTCTAGGTAGATATACTGCTATGTTTGCCATGTCATGCGACAACCAAGTGAACCATAACCAACCTGTTGTACACCATTGTGCCACTCTCCAATACTTGTCATGCGACTCTGGAATATCTTTCTTTGACTCCCAAAACCTTGCAACAAGCAACCATATGAGATAAGCGGCCGAAGCGGCAACAATATATCCTAATGCTGATTTGGTAAGAACCTTTTCTAGAACTACTGTACTAGCAAATGCAGATAGAACTAAAAATGTTGTGCTGACGGGAACACCGAATCTTGTGAGGGCTACAAGAATGAGTGGTGCTATGGCATGATACCATTCTATGGGGATGTATGGGATTTTGTTTAATCTGCCATACGATATATCACCTGCGTTGATAGACCAACCATACCAAATTGTGAATAGCAAAACAAAACTAGCGGCGGCCCACATGTAATACCACTTGAACCGTGCTTGATTTGATGCCATCCATGTACCAAGGGTCTGGACTGAATCATTAGCTATAACTGAATAACTCGCTAGAGAAAATCCAACTATAGTATACAATGTTACTAAATCCACATATCTCCTTTTTTATATTTCCATTTATCGTAAAGTGTTCTGTGTTCCTTTTGCATATCCATCCAAAATATTTATATTTCTATTGTTAGAATATTGTTAAGATATGATTAGAGTTCAATTAAATACCGTATTTAACTGTCGATTAACCTTAACAAATGTAGTACATTTGGGCAAGTCTTTAATTGATTTTGCACCAGCATATGTACATGAACTTCGTAATCCTCCTAAGATTTCTTGTACTGTATCTGCTACATTACCTCTGTAATCTATCATAACTGCTTTTCCTTCTGATGCTCTATGAGATTTTTTTCCACCATGATGTTTTATTTGTGCTTCAGTTGAAGACATTCCATAAAATATCATTTTGTCATCTTCTATTTCTCCTTCGCATTCTTTGTGCCCTGCTAACATACCACCAAGCATTACAAAATCTGCACCACCTCCAAAACTTTTTGCAATATCTCCTACAACTGTGCATCCTCCGTCTGTAATTATGTGTCCTCCTAGACCATGGGCCGCATCTCCACATTCCATTGTAGCACTTAATTGTGGATATCCAACGCCTGTCATTTTGCGAGTTGTACACACCGATCCAGGACCTATTCCTATTTTTACGATATCGGCTCCTGCTAAAAGTATTTGTTCTGTTGCTTCTGGTGTACATACATTTCCTGCTATAATTATTCTATCTTTAGTTGCGGCATGTCTTCTCATTAATGCAACATAATCATTAAAACGTTCTGTATATCCATTTGCTACATCAAGACAAATCCACATTGAATCATCAGTTAATTCATCTAAATTTTGATCTAGACCGATTGTTTTTATTATATTATTGTTCCATCCCCATTCTGTAGACTCAACAAACTTACACAATGCTGTAAGCATGGGAAATTCCATAAGAACATGAGCCATAGCAATAGTTCCCGTATGATCCATATTGGATGCAATTATAGGAATTCCTGTCCATCGATGGTGTGAATGTTTGAACTTAAATGTTCTTTCTAGATTTGCTTTTTTACGTGAAACTAGGGTGGATCTTTTAGGCTTGATTAAAACATCATCAAAATCAAGTTTTATATCATCTTGTATTCTCATATCTCATCTTTAATTATTACAATTCCAGGATAATTCTTATTTTTTAATACTAACACATATTTTAACATATCTAGCACTTCATGGCAAGCTATTTCTGGACTAAATTTACAAATAATAGTCATATTTTTTAACTGTAACAGTTGTTTAAAATCTGTAAATAGCTTATTCACATCCATTGTTAGAGGAAAAATATCAAATTGAACTTCTTTAAAATGTTTAAATTCTTCAGAAACAAATAAATCTTCTGACTCATTAAATTTCAATGTCGTTTCATTTTTTGATTCAATGAGATCAAATAATTCAATTAACTTTTCTTTGTTTTTACTTGTTGCAACAATAGACTTTGATTTTCTAGGAAAATTATAAATGTCAATTACTGTTGATGGTATTTCTGTATTAAAAGTTGATGTTGCTAAAACTTTTTCATCAGCCGTAGCGGCTGTGTGTGATGTTGTTGTAGTTTGATCTTTCCATTGTTCACTAATACTTTTATTAAAATCTATTATCATTATATTTTCATTTTCTTTTTTTAAGATCCTTTTTTACTTTTTGTGCAATATACTTTGTTAAATCACCAGTATCATCCCAGCCCTTAAATGGAAATCCATCTATATCATCATCTTCTTCAAAATCTGGTGCAAATTCTGGTCCTACATGAATCTTTATAATCTTAATATTATTAACTACTAATTCATCCCATTCTTCATAGTCTCCACTATCTGGATCTGGCCTCATATGCCTATCTCCAACATAATTAGTAAAGACAAAGTGTAACTCTTTTCCATGTTTTCGTATAACTTGCTCTATACCATCAAAATAATCTTTGATAATATCATACAATATTCTTTTTTCATTCTTATATTCTTTACCAAGAGCAATCCAAGATTTCTTAACATCTGGCATAAATTTTGGATCATCTGCATATTGCATAATAAGTTCTATCAAGAATTCATTCAGATCATCTTCCATTCTTTTAAGATATTTTTTCTGTCCCATTTGAGAAAAAATTGTATTCCAAGTAATCCATCTTGTTCCCCCCTTATCGGGCATACTTGAAATATCATCTGGTGCCGCAACGAGAACATCTGCATCTAATTCAACAACATAACCCCCATCTGTTCTGATACCATCTTCAATAGTCCATCTTGCAATATTATAAAATGCAGAAATTGATTTCTTTCTTCCTTGCAATCTTGCTAAATTTTCGACTCCCATATAATCAGTTACATGAAATACTCTTGAACGGGTGGGTTTTGGCCAAAGTCTTGAAAAAATAGAGGGAGATAGGGGAATTGGTAAATCGTTTATGCCCGAGTTACGTAAATCAAATAACATGGTAGACAGACCTTCTGTCCATGCGGGCTTATTGGGTTTTTTCCACTCTTGAAAGCGTTCTGTTAGATATCCTTTAAATGTTCTCATATTAGTATTTAGTTTTTATATTAGTGATAACAATTTCTTTACTTTCTTCTACTATACCAAAATCAATTTCCATAGTAGTTTTTAATAAATCAAAACAAGGCATCACTAATGAATTTTTAATATAATATAAAGTCAAAGAATCTACTACAGGTCTTATAGCTTTCAAAGGAAGAGTTGGAGGAATCAAACTCGTTTTATGTTTAGGGACCTTTGAAGAATAAAGTAACCAAGAATCATCTTGAAATTCTATTAATGGATCTATATGTTCTTCATCTTGAATAACAAGTGTATGTTTATAAAAATATTCAATCAATGAAGATTTATGTATAATACATCTAATATTTAAATCTTGCATTCTTCATTTTTTCTTCTTTTTCTTTTTCGTACTAAATGCTTTTGTTATTTTTTTTGTTGTTTTCTTTGTTGTCTTTTTCGCCTTTTTAGCCGTATTCTCCGCGGCTTTTTTAGCTTCTTCAGCTTTCTTTGCGGCCGCTCTTTCTGCGGCCTCTTTTGCTTGTCTAGCTTTTTCCGCCGCTTGTCTAGCTTTTTCTTCTGCTTCTGCTTTTGCTTTTCGTGCCTTCTCTTCGGCGTATTCTTTATCTTTCAGAATTTTCTCTTGAGCGGCTTTTGCTACTTCTTTAGCATGTTCTTCTGCTAATCTTTTTGCTTCAGCAACTTCTTTATCATGTGCTAAAGCCGCTTTTTTTGCTTCATCCGCCAGTTTTTGTGCTTCTTGGGCCGCATCTTTTGCTTCTCTCAATGCTTCTTTAGTATCAATATCTACTTCTAAATCAAGATCCACACCAGCAAGTAACGCAATATGTCCATCAACTCCCATACTAATCGTTCCCTCATCAAAAGTTGCGCCTCCACCGACTTCTGCACCAGCTTGCACTCCAATACTTACTCCTGCACTTCCAGTTGCTTCTGCCGCACCAACTTGAACAGATGATTCTGATTCTACACCAACACTTGCACCAACTTCTGCTCCTGCATGTCCTTCTACTCCATGAAGTCCAGCAGTTGCTTCTGCTTCTGCTCCTACATGTGCTTCTGCAGTTGCTCCTACTGAAGTTTCTGCTCCTACATCAATACCTGTATCACCTATTGTAGTATCTGATCCTGCACTTGCTTCCACACTGGCTTCTACACTTGCACCAACTTCTGCTCCTGCACTCACATCTGTATCTGTAATTTCTGCACCTGCCGTTGCATGTGCTTCTGCTTCTACTGATGCCTCTGCTTCTAAATCAACTCCACCTACTGTAGTACCTGCATGTGCTTCTGCACTTGCGCCAACTTCTGCTTCTGCACTTACACTAGAATCGGTTACTTCTACACCTGCTTCTGCATGGGCTTCTGCACTTGCGCCAACATCTTCATTTCCAACACTTGTTTCTTTTGATACATCTACACCTGTTGCCACATCTCCACTTTTCATTTTACTCCTTCTAAAATTGCTCTTGTTCAGTTGATCCTTCAACTGCACTCAAAGTATTGCTATTTGTACAAATTTGCCCAACTGCATCAAAATAACCCGCCCCAACTTCACGTTGATGCTTTACTGCAGTAAAACCCTTATCCTGTGCTTCAAATTCTTTTTGTTGTAAGTCTACAAATCCAGTCATTCCTGTTTTTTTATATTTTCTTGCTAAATCAAACATACTATAATTTAAACTATGAAAACCAGCAAGAGTTATAAACTGATATTTACATCCCAATTCACCCAAATTATCTTGAAAATCACGTATTTCTGTATCATTTAATTTTGCTTTCCAATTAAATGATGGAGAACAATTATATGCAAACATTTTTTCAGGAAACTCTTTACGAATCTCTTGTATAAATTCTTTACATTCTCCCAGGTCTGGTAAAGATGTTTCCATCCAAATTAAATCACAATATGGTGCATATGCAAGTCCTCTAGAAACTGCTTGTTCCATTCCTGCTTTTACTCTAAAAAGACCTTCTTCAGTTCTATCTTCTTTCGGTGGAAGCATGTGGTTCCACTGTTTTTTTTCAATAAATTTATGATCATAAGGATCAGAATCAGAAGACAATAATGCTCCTGCTAATGAATCTGTTCTTGCAATTATTACTGTATCAACGCCCATTATGTCTGCCGCAAATCTTGCTGAAATAAGTTTAGAAATCATTTCCCGAGTAGGTACTAAAACTTTTCCTCCCATATGTCCACATTTTTTAGCAGAAGATAATTGATCTTCTAAATGTACACCTGCGGCACCTGCTTCAATCATGTCTTTCATTAATTCATGTGTATTAAGTACTCCACCAAATCCCGATTCCATATCAGCAACAATAGGAAGAAAATAATCTATATCTCCTGTTCCTTCCATTGTTTGAATTTGATCTGCACGAATAAATGTATTATTGATTTTTTTAATTACTGTGGGTACACTACTTGTTGCATATAGTGATTGATCTGGATACATTTCTAAACTATCATTTGCATCTCCTGCTACTTGCCAACCACTGAGATAAACAGATTTTAATCCTGCTTTTGCTTGTTGCAATGCTTGATTTCCTGTTAATGCTCCTAATGCATTTACATAATTTCGATTTTTAGAATGTAGTCTGTTCCATAATTTATCTGCTCCTGTTTTTGCTAGAGTATATTCTATTTTGAGAGACCCCCCTAACCGGTCTACATCTTCTTCTGTATAAGGACGTGTTATATTGTCCCATCGATTCTTTTTGAATCCGATCATTTTTTATTCACCCTCCTAGAGAATATTCGTTATCGTATTTGATTCGTAACGATGTGCTTTAAAACAACTATTATGTGATCCTGTTATATAGTTATTTAGTGGTGAGGGGTATTCTGCGAATTCTGGTATAACATATTCCCACATTAATTCGCCTTCTGAAGTTACTTCGAATATTCTTCCAAATGCACTTTCACAAATAGAATAACTTCCATTCCAAAGTTTTTGAACACTTCCCATATACGGAGAAAAAAATGCAGAAGGCATCGGGTCTTTATATTCCCATACAAGTTCTTTTGATACTGTATCATACTCTACAATACGAGAATGATGAATTGAACTAGGACGAATATTTCCATTATCAAAACACAATAAATTTCCCTGTTCTGTTATTGATGGATCATGCTGTTGTGCTACAAAAGGATACTTCAATTCCCAAATTACTTCTTTTGTATTTTTATTTACTGCAATAATACCCGATGTTGTTCGTAAACTCAAATAAAGTAGAAACCCATCTTGATAAACACCATTAATCATTGGCCAATGATCATCATTAAAACATTCATGTATAGACCACTCTTTTCTAGTAAGATGTTCCCATGCTCTCCATTCCCAAACTACTTCACCTTTTGGATTTACTTCTTTTACAATATCTGATTGTTTACCATTCCATTCAGCCGCAACTGTATAGATTAAATTTCCATTTGGCAACCATTGAGCATCATGGTGATGATAGATATCTTCATGTTCCCATACAATATCTCCGTTTGGTGCAACTTCCATGAAATGTCCACCATGCCAAATATCCCATGATGGATAAAGATTTGCTGACTTTGCATGACTACCATTGTAACCAAGATTTCCAGATTTACGACCTTGTACATAATCTAGTATTACTGCATCTCGACCGGGTCTTACTGGAAGTTTCCATTCGTGAACAGTATCGCCATCAATAGCAATTAATTTTACTAAACCATTACCAGTTTGTGGTGCATACAAAGTATAACATCCAGAAGACCAATCCATATCCCAATAAATTAATCCCGTTTTTCTGCGTTCTATTGTTGATTTCATGCTAACTCTGATTCGTGCCAGTTATGTAAAAGATAGTGTCCCAATGTTGATACTGTCATAAAGAAAGCAAACCCCAAACCAGTAGCAGTAAAAATAAGTGCTATTACTAATGCAGTTGCTAAATCTGCTTGTGCATACATTATCATTACACCTAATCCGCCACCTTCACTTCCAGAGCCAATAATAAACTCTCCTACGATTGCACCGATAACAGATAATCCTGCTGATATTCTCAATCCTGCAATAACATTAGGAGTAGCGGCTGGTAAACGAAGTTTGAAAAAATTAACAAAACGTGATTGATTATGCATTTGAAAAAGTTCAACTAAACTAATAGATGTTGATTTTAATCCTAACAAAGTATTATTAATGATTGGAAATAATGAAATAATTAAACTTATAATAACAACTGATCTCATTTCAAATCCAAACCAAAGAACAATCAATGGAGCTACTGCAACTGCAGGAAGTGTTTGTAATAATATTGCATAGGGATAGAAACTGCGTTCTAATATTTTTGATTGACTCATAATTGCCGCAGAAGTAATACCAATACCGATTGCTAAAAGATAACCATATAATGCTTCTTGAAAAGTAATCCAAAGTCCACCGATAACCATATCAAAATCTGTTATAAATGCTTGTAAAACTTCTAGGGGATTTGGTAAAAGAAAAGACATATTATAAAGATGGGCCGCTAGTGTCCACACAAATAGAAATATTATTAAGACTAGAATTGGTGGAATTATATTTTTCATGATCTTAATTTTCCAGAAATATTATTAATAAGTTTATGATATTTATTTGATGATCTCAATTTTTGATTTCTGTTCTTAAAAGGAACATCAACAATATGTGTAATACTTCCAGGTCTTGGAGACATAATAACTACTCTATTAGAAAGATAAACTGCTTCTGGAACATTATGTGTCACAAGTATAGCAGTAAATTTATCTTTTTTCCATAATGCATATATCTCTTCTTGTAAAACTTCACGGGTTAATTCATCTACCGCAGATAATGGTTCATCCATAAGAAGATAATCAGGGTTTAATACTAATGATCTTGCTAGAGACAATCTCATTTTCATGCCACCAGATAATTGATGAGGATAATTTTTTTCAAATCCAGTTAGTCCGACTTGAGAGAGGGCAGAACGAGCCTTTTCGACTCGTTCTGCTTTAGGGATAAGTTCTAATTCCATTAAAAGTTCTATGTTTTTCTGCACATTCCTCCATGGAAGTAATGCAGAATCTTGGAACACAAAAGCACCTTTATCAGGTTTTAATACTCTTCCATGAGTAGAAACTAAACCCGCAATAATTCTTAATAAGGTAGACTTTCCGCAACCAGAGGGTCCAACTATAGAAACAAACTCTCCTGTGCTAATGTCTAAATTTATTTCTGCTAATGCATGGACATCATCAAAATGTTTAGTAACACCTGAAATGTCAATCATAATAAACTCTCAATTAATTAAAACATCCCTTTTTAAATGAAGTATCATATGACGAATGTGGATCGAAATCCGCAGGTAATACGTTAACTTCTTTCAATTGACTTGCTAATTCAACCCATCGTTGAGGATCTTGACATCCAATCTTGCTCCAATCATCGGGAAGAAAATCTGCCTTCATAAGTTCAAGAGCATTGTTATGAATTTCAGCATTTACTTTTTTACTCTTTGAAAGAATAAAATCTCTAGTTGGTTTTGGATCAACTAAAGACTTGTGAAAAGAAATACTAAGACGATCAACAACTTTCTGCACTAATGCACGATTTTCTTTGATCAACTTATCGCTTGTGAACAAAACACTATATGGTCTATAACCCAAAGACTCAACTGTAATTTGCTCATTATCAACTCCCTTAGCATCCAGTCTTGCTGGTAAGAAAAGAGAATATCCTTGTTGAAATTGTTGTGGAGTTCTTGCAAACAATCCAAGATCACCAGTCAATGGAAATTCTTTTACTTTATTTAAATTATAAGTATGTTTTACCCATTTCCAATATGTAATACCCATCACAACTGCAAAGGGTCTACCATCTAAATCTTGAACACTATTTACACCAGTATTTGGATGATAAACTAACGTGTATGGAACATGACCAAGACTAACGAAAATAGCTTTAAGTCCTGCACCTTTTGCATTAGCCATCATTACACTATCTGATCCATTAAGACCAAATTCTACTTGACCAGATGCTACTGCAGTAGTAGTTCTAACTTTTGGTCCGCCCGATTTAATTGTAATTTCAAGGTCTGGATTATGTGCATTATCAAATTGAGCCTGCCAGAATCCACTTTGATTGCCCTGTGGAAACCAATCCATTAACAGGGTCACTTTTTCTTTGGCATAAGTAACACTCATCATCATAAAGAATGCTACAATAATTGCTAAAATATTTTTCATTTTTTACTCTCCATTAATTAGTAGGGAATTTATTAACAACACCTTTTACAAAGTATTGCATTGTTTCTAATTCTGGTCTTTTAAGAGTACCAGCGGGAATTGTTGAACCATCCTGTTTCGTAATTCCTTGAGAGAATGGATACCATTCATCCAAATCATCATTAATCCAGTTCATTTTAACTGTTTCAACTTTATTAACAACAGAGCCAGGAACATTTGCTCCCCATGGTGATAGTCCTACACAATTTTCTTTCAAACCCCAATTCCACCTTTGATTCATTTTGAGTTTTCCATGTGCAAGTTGATCTACTATATGTTTGTAAAGAACATTCCAGTTGAACATCATACCCGTGATGTATCGATCTGGTCCGTTACTTCCCATAGGCGCATCATTTCCCATACTCCATACTTCTTTACCATCAGTTTTCCACGCTTGTTGTGCAAGAGTTACTACACTAGGTGAATCTGTTGTTGTAAAGAGAATATCATTTCCATCATCAAGAAGTGCTTTAGCCGCATCCATATCTTTAGGTGGATCGAACCATGAGTTAATCCATACAATATTAACTTCAATGTCTGGATTTACTGTTTGGGCTCCAATAGTTAGAGCATTAATATTACGAATAATTTCAGGTATCGGATGTGAACCAACTACACCAATCTTATTTGTTTTTGACAACATTCCAGCCGCAATTCCTGTAAGATATCGTGCTTGGAATGAATGACAAACGTAGTTGTCCATATTTGTATCGTTACCTTTGTAACCCGTGGCATGCATGAAAATTGTATCAGGATTTTTCTTTGCGGCTTTCACCATTCCATCCATATAACCGAATGAAGTTGCAAAGACAATATCGTGTTTTCTTGCGAGTTTACGGAATACTTTTTGGGATTCTGACTCTGGTACCATTTCTACCATTGAGACTTCATACCCATGTTTTGTTAAGGATTGAAATCCTTGATGATGTCGCATTGACCATCCGCCATCATTTTTTGGTCCCACTAGAACATAACCAACTGATACTTGCTTTTTTGCGTTAGCAATACCAATTAATGCTATACTCAAAATGAGTACAGCAAGGATTTTTAACTTATTCATTTTTCTCCTTCCGAGAAAACAAAAAAAGCGGTAAATCTTCCAATCTACCGCTATTTATTAACTTACTTTGAGTATATTCCCCAAAGTACCCATATAGCAACTAGACCAACGAGTCCTTCGCTTCCTAGTTCCTTAACGACCGCTAATACAGAACCAATTACGTCCAAACCAAGAAATGGAACTGCGGCTCCGAATAGGATCTGAAGCACTACTCCGAGTGCTATAAAAGCTAGACCAATTTCGGTGAGAGATTTAACCCAACCGAGAATTTTTTCTACCATTTATATTCTCCTTAAAGATTGTTAATATTCTAACAATAATACTTCAAATCCTTCCATGGTGATTCGTTAGAATAGATTGAATTATATCAGATTAAGCATCCCACCATTTTTCCCAAGGAAAATTAATCCAGGTATTCGTGGAATCTTTAGCAATTTCTCTGACATAATATTTCGGTTCAAAATTACATTCATTATTCCACCAAAGAGTAGCAAATCGAACATCTACTCCATTGGCTTTTTTAATAATATGTTCTTTCATCCTATGAAAGGTTTCACCAGAATCACAGATATCATCAACTATCAAAACTCTCTTATCAGTAGGTCTTGGTAAATAGTCTTCCCACTCAGGAAAGTCTCTTAAAGCTGATTTCACAGATTTAAATGGTTTTTTGAACCAATGTGATAACATCACACCAGGAGTTAATCCTCCTCGTGATAATCCAACAATCACTACTGGGTCGAAATTATCAAGAACGATATCTCTTACAAGAACGTTACAATCGTTACGCATTTCTTCCCAACTATACCATAGTTTGTTCATGATGAATCTCTTAAATCAATTAACGATTCTTTCCAATTTCCTAATTGAGAATCAATTTCTCCATCTGGTACGGAAATTGAATCAGTAATTTGTAAAATTTCTCCCTCTTCTACATCCCATGTATCACAATCAACATCAGATGTTAGTTCAGGTTTGTTTTGAAAAACAAAAGTTTTTCCATCTTTGTCTCTAGCAAGATAGTCAAAATGTATTGGTACTAAAGTATCAATAGTTAATTTTTTCATCTATTTTCTGGTCGAAATCCTGATTTAGATGGATGACCTGGAGAAACTGAACCTTCTATTTCTGCCATTTTAATTCTCATATCCATCATTTGTTTTTCCAATTCTTCTATTTTTTTATATCCAAGTGCAATATCTTTATTAATTTGTGGTATTTCCGAATCTTCAATTTTATGTATTACTTTGTCTATATCCATGACTGTAACAAATATCCATGTTATACTGCCTACCACGAATACAAAGAGAAGGGGCAAAGTCGCCTTGAATAATTGATGCTCTGCTATACTTTGCATGGTTTGTACTGGCATGTTTAACTCTTTCGATATTCATTTTTCTTTCTTTTTGTTAGGGGTTCCCAACATTACACGAATATTTATATATTAAGAGAACAGATCATTTTGACTTTTTAAAGCATTTTTAATGTCTTTATTTAAATCTTTTGTTCTCTGTTTTTCTGCGTTTTCTCTTTTTAATCTTTTACGCATTGAGGGCTTTACATAATATTCTTTCTTTTTTAAATCTTGTATAATTCCCTCATCATTAACTTTATTTTTAAAAATTTGCAGAGTTCTAAAGTTATTATTATTTTTATTTTTTACACTAATTCTCACTACACTTTTTGACATAATTAACCATTTAATTGTTGTTTTTTGTTATGAATCTCTTTATCAATAAGAAGAATTCTTTGATTAATATCCGCTCTTTCAGAATATGCTTCTTCTGTATTTCTTGAATCTAAAAGATATTCTTTTAAATGTTCTAAATCTTCTAAACTCATTGTATGAAAATTTAATTGGTCCATTTGAATCGATGGGTTTTCTAGTTTATAATAAACAATTAACGTTGAATCTTCATTTTTAATTATTCTTTTAACGTGTTTGGCCTGTGAAGTCTTTTCCTCACAGGCTAATACTCTCTCCAGAAAGATCAAAAGATCCGATTATTCTCCGAAATAAGTTCATACTTTCTCCTTTTTTTAAGTTATCCAATTATTTAGATAACGGAGATATCACTTTTTTCTAACTGGCATTGCACGGGAACCAAACCAAAAACTTATAATAGCGGCAAATAGAGCCTCAGTTTCATCATCCCATACTATATTAATAGTTTGATTTAAATCTGCATCCATTTGTATTGCTTGCCATACAAGTACTATTTTAATACCTATAAATGTCAACACAAACACATACGTTATAAAAGGTCTTACAAATGCTCTTAACGAGTTTATAAAACCCCCTTGTTGACCTAATGCAGTATCATGTTCAAGAAGCATTTTCTGTTCATCAAAATCTTTTTTTGCTTGAAACAGTTTAATGTCTAAATCTACACCTGCTTTTTTTGCTTCTATCTGTAGTTTAAATTCTTCTTGTTTTGCTTTCTTCTCTTCTTTATCTTTAAAGAAGTCCATTATGGTGGGTACAGTAGAAGTAGCAAATCCCAATACACTTCCTAATATTGTCAGCATAATATTCCTTTATACATCACTTCCATCATTTTTAAAACTATCAGTTAAATTTTTTAATTTGCTGTATGCTTGTTTAATTCTATTTTCTTCATCACTAATTTTTGCATCAAAGGCGGAAGTATCCGGCTCAAATTTATAGTAGATATTTGATGCGAGGGGGTTGTCTGGATTTTTTTGTCTTTGATATTCATTAGCCCAAACCCAGACTTGTGCTTGATATGTATTTTCGGAATTTTCTATATCCCAAGGTGTGAGTTGATGCACTTTATAATATGCCTTATCTACAATTATTCCATTAGTAGTTAAATAAGACTTTTCAATGGCCATTTGTTAAGTCCTGTGATTCCTTATGTTCTGGATCGTCTTTCTCCTTGAACCAGTAATCCGTACTTTTTGCTAAAACTGCGACATAGGCACCAACCAGGATGTTTATCAATTGCATATGATTATCATCTGTGGATTCTGTAAAGAATAAAAGGTAAATCAAAATTAAAAATGTTCCAACAATAGCCCAAGATAAAGTAATCCTGGCCCACCAATTCTTCACTTTTCTTCGTTCTATAGCCGACATTTCTGCGCCGTTTTGCTTCTTATCTAATGACATTATATTTCCTCATAATGTTTCAGTTTAAAAAATGATATTATCCTTCTGTAGGCATTCCTGGCATTGCAGTAATAGTTTCTCCACCTGCTTCTGCATCTCTAATTTTTAAAGCACTACCGTATGCTTGATCCAAAATATCAGTATTCATATATTTTACGTTAGTAGGATCATATCCAAACTTAACTAAAAATTCCTGTTTTTCTGAAACTGTAAGGTCTGTTTCTCCTTCAGGAGTTTGGGTTTCTACTTCTGCTTCTGCTTCTGCTTCATTTACTATTTGGTCTAATTGATCACCAATAGTAACTTCTTCATTTTGTTGAAGAGGATCTATTATTTCTACATTGGCAAAAATGTCTTCTTTAGGACTTTGCACTTTAACATCATCTGTATGATGAAGAAGAAGTTTTCTAAGTTCTTCTTTTTCTGCATCAGACAAACTTTCAAATAACTCTTTTACATTTAACATTTTTTTCCTTTAAACTGGTGCTACTTGTTCATCATCAAATTCACATCCACAAGGACTCTCAGACGAACATTCACATGGATCACAGGTGCAATCTGTACATTTGCATTCTGGATTATTACACATTGTTAACTCCTTTATATTTATGTTTATACGGGATTCTGTTGCTTTTTAAGTATTTATTTCATGTTTATTCTTATAATCTGCTATTGCTCCTTTAATCGCATCTTCTGCAAGAACAGAACAATGAATTTTTACTGGAGGCAATGATAATTCTTCTACGATTTCGGTGTTTTCTACCGCCCATGCTTCATCTAAAGTTCTTCCCTTTACCCATTCAGTTGCAAGTGAAGAACTTGCTATTGCACTTCCACAACCAAATGTTTTAAACTTAGCATCTTCAATTGTTCCATTATCACCCACTTTTATCTGTAATTTCATTACATCGCCACACTCTGGAGCGCCTACAAGAGCAGTTCCAATAGTTGGATCATTTTTATCAAAACTTCCGATGTTTTTTGGATTTTGAAAATGATCTATAACTTTTTCTGAATATGCCATATTAATTCCATCCTAATTTTTGTTTACCGTCTGCAGGGATATCTTTTACTGGTGTAAAACTCTCTCCACATCCACAGACATGCTCAAATTTGAGCCGTTTAAATATAAATCCTTGTTCTACTAAATTTCCTACTTTATAATCTACTTCTACATCACCAATTATATCATTAAGAATGTATTCGTCTACTACTAATTTAACACCATGCTGTTCGAAAATTAAATCTGTAGACTCTACTGTATCTTCATAATCTAAACTATACTTCCAACCAGAACATCCGCCTGAATTTGCTCCTATTCTTAAATATGCATCCGCCCAATGTTTATCTTCACCAATACACATTTGTTTAAATTCTACTGCGGCCTTTTCTGTTATTTTTAATTCACAAGTAGTCTGCATTGTTCATTCCCATCCAATTAGGTGTTGTTTCAGTTTTAGTCTCCGTATGTTCGTACATAAAAGAAGTCCTACAGCCACAAGAACCTTTAGCTGAAGGATTGTTAAATTTTAATCCTCTATCATTTAAATCATCTGACCAATCAATTTCCGTGCCTTTAATATATAGATGACTCTTTTTGTCACATAAAATTCCTAAACCATATGATTCAAACTCTAAATCAAACTTTCCTTTTCTAGTATCAAAGTCTACTGTATAAGTAAATCCTGAACATCCTCCGCCCTTAACTCCAACCCGTAATACTGTCTCACCAGATACTTTTTGGTCTTTCATAATGCTTAATATTTTACTAGCGGCTTTTTCTGTTAAGCTGATCATTTTCTCCTGAAGAACCCCATCCATTACAGATGGGGTGCGCCAATTATTTTTTTTCAACAAATTCATAAAGTTCAGTAGCTTTATTCTTTATGTCTTCAATAGTATAATTTTTGGGTTGGAGGTCTTTAAACAACTCCATATTTGCTGTACCTTCTTCTTTTGCAAATTCCCATGCATCAATAGCGAATTGTGTTTGTTTTTGCTGTTGATCATAAAGATAACCAGAAGCCATCTCTAAAAGTCTAAATCTTAATTCATATGGATTAGACATATTTTCTCCTTATGTGTGTGTTGTGTGTGTCTGATTGTTTCTGTTCCAAGGCACAATCATAAGCCCGCCAGCGATTAAGCGGCTAATGCCACTTGTGCTGAATAATAATCGTTATTATTTGCGATTAATTTAAATGACATTTTACATCTGTCAAGATGATCTCCTCTGTATAATCACATCCAATCGAATTCTATTACAGCCCCTCCAAAGAATCACCCACCAAAATAAAAATAAGTTCCCGTCATAATTATGCCAATTACAATTAATACTACTAATATGGCCATATCTGCACTACTCATTGATGTTCCTTTGGTGGAGCTGATCGGAATCGCACCGATGTCTTAAATGCTACTCTACAGTATCATCGATAAAACTATTTAGATAAATCTTGAGTCACATCTTTAATTTTTTCTATTTGTTTAGTAATAATTTCTTCACGATTCGGCCAATAAATATAATCCTTATCTGGATTTTTCATAAGATTATATAAAAGAGGTAAAATTAATTGTTCAATTTTGCTCATATCTTCTACATATTTTTCTTCTAAATAATCTTTTTTATAACCGATTTCTTTAATAGCAGAATCTATTTTCTTTTCTAATGCCGAAAAATCTTTTGATTTTGCTTCTACTTGTTCAATCTTTTTTTCTACTTCTGTAGTTTTTGCTTTATATTCTTCATCATCTACTGCGGAAAAACCGAAGTCAAAACTAGCATATTCATCAGGTATTTGTGCCATTTTCGTATCCGTATTTGCAAATCCAATAAGAGTCAACTATATCTGAAATGGGATTTTTATCACACTTTGTCTGAAATTCTTTTGTAAGTTCTCTCTGTGTGTCAGACACAAAAGAATCATACATTAATTCTTTATTTGCGTTTCCCTTATCGGATGCGTATTTTTTAATTACTGTAGGAGGTATCATTTCATACCTCAGTTTATAATTGAGTAAAGTATGTTTTAAAATTGCCATATTTTCCGCAATTTGTAAAACTCTTTGTCCGCTTGCGGCATAGGCATAATCTTCAATATAGACTATTTTGGGTCTTTTAGCATATTTTACAATACATTCTATTACCCAAGAAGATAGTCCTAAATATCTTTCCATCTCTGTGTTATATTTAGGATATTCCGTGATTTGAATATTATGTAAAGAACCCCATCTATCAAGTTGTCTACCGTTTTTCGCTAAACAATAATGTTTAATGTTTTCATATTTCCATTCACCATCACATTCTGTTACTGCTGGACTGGTTAGTGAATAATCAATTCCCACATGCAAATCATGTATCCCAGTTATCATCGTCCTCTTCTTGTAGTTCTATCATCTCTCCACAATAAGAACAAAATTGTACTTTTTCTTCGTCTTCTTCATGAATAATAACTTCGTACATTTTTGAACAAAATGTACATTCAATTTTTTCAGATATCTCCATTTTTGTCTAATGCTTCCTCTAATTCTCCTACAGTCAGATAAACCTTACCTTCCAAAAAAATCTGAGGAACCTTTTTACTTCCTGTAACTGACAATATTTTACCAAACAGTTTCTTATCTGCTTGAATGAACATGTATTGTTTTTTATGTTTATCTAATAAAGACTTTGCTTTATCGCACATTGCACATTCTCTGAAAGTAAAATGTCCAACAACATAATTTCCTTTATTAAAATCTATTTCGTATTTTAACATTATAAATCCACTACTTCACAGCCTTCATCTGCGGCACAAGCCAATTCCTGTGATCCTACAGTAAAATCTTTTTCTTCATATGAAGACAATAATGACCAATCAACATTTTTAGGCATTGCTTTTAATGCTATTGTATATTCTTCTTCTGTACAATCTTGATACGGTGCTTGTCTGTATGTATGCTCCGAAAAAGGTAGAAAAGATATTCCACTAATATCATCAAAATTGCTCCAAACCCAATTTCCCATTTCTGGCCATTCTTGTTCTTTAACAGAAATAGTAACAGAAGGTTTATGTTCACACCAATGTTTTTGATATGTAGACCAAATCTTTAACTGTTCAATTCCTGTTATATCTGTTCTACATATTGCATTTTTTGGACTCTTCGTAGGAAATGAAAATACAGTTGTATGTTTAGGTCTCAGTACATCTGGTTCATTTGGAAATTCTGCATCTTTCATGAATTTACAAAGGGGGTCTTTATTATCCGCACGAACCGTTCTAATATAGTATGGATTATGACGAGCATGTATACCACTAGCAGAGTTGACAAGCTGGCTAACCGTACCAGAAGGCTTGACACAGGTGATAGAGGCTGATTGTGATATTCCGAGTTTTTCTGAGAATTCTTTGTTTGTTTTAATTGCGACATTTTTTAAATTCTCCAATAAATCTTCTAAATTACCTTTTTTACCATTTGTCAAAGAATTATCCATTATTCCTGTGAGGGAGACCCCCAAAAGCCGCTCTTCTTCACAATTCTTTTTCCATTCCCGTGAGAGATATTTGAAACTGGTGAGGGTTGATTGAAATGTTCCAAGGATAGTTGCAGTTCGAACTTTTTCTTCCAAAGATTTGGAATCGTCCCCTCCTCTGACCACGACTTCTGAAAGATTGCAGAATTCTCTGCTTCTAAGAATAATCTCGCTACACGGATTGGTACCAAAATCTTCTTTTGGTTCTCTTCTGGTTTTTTCTTCACTATTCAACCTTTCTACTTGATGTTTAGCCGCTTGGCTGTTATAAATTCCTCGTTCTCCAGATTTAGAATCATAGAGAGATAACCATTCTCTCATAAAAGTACCAACATCTGGTTTTTCTTTATAATTTACAGAATTATTTGCAAGGGCTCTTTGTGGATTTGTTTCCCACCATTTTCCTGATTTTGCATGTCTCATTGATTCATCATTAAGATTAGATAAACTAATAAGAGCGGATCTACGAACACCTCCTACAACAACTATTTCTGCAATCTTACATACAATATCATGAGCTTCAACTGATTTTAATTTTCTTCCAAAAGCACTCTGAAATGTATTTATAGTAAACATAAAAAGGTCTTCCAATGGCTCTGGACCCGATGCTCTTCCTCCAAATGTTTTGAGAGGAGATCCTGCAGGTCTTACATTAGATAAATCCCATTTTGGAATTTGTCCTTGCCATAACAATGACAGTAATTCTTTATATGCTTTAGCCCAACCAAGTTTAGAATCTGCAACTATAATTGTCGTATCTGTTTCATAAAATTCTTCTGGTAATTCTGGAAGCTGATTAACATATTCTTCTTCAACTGAAAATCCTACACCTGTTCCATTCATCAAAACATAAAGAATTTCATCAAATGAACGTGGACAGTCTACTTTAACATAAGAACAATTATATCCTGCAATATTTTCTTTTTTAAGGGCTTCTCCTGCAGTCATTAAACATCTCATAGAAGGCATTACATCAAGATTTGTAATTCCTTTTCGTAAATCTGCCTCTAATCCATTATCAAGATCAAAATTATGTTTGTCTTTTAAGTGTTCTTTAAAAAAATTTAAATATCTATCAACCGTTTCTTCCCAAGTTTCCCGTCTTTTAAGATCATAATTCCATCTTGCATATCTTGATAAATGTATAAAAGATTGATATTCGGTGGGTAGAGGCATTATTCAACTCCTTTCAGTTTTTCTAAAAATTCTTTTGATTCTCGTTCAGACAATCCATACTTAGACATAACCCAACTACCGTTTAAATTGTCTTTTATAATTTTCATTTCTTTCTGCGAAAAAGTTACAGAATTAAACATATAATCTTCAAATGCTTCACAGCATATGGAAAACTTTGGTTCTACTAATTCATACATTGCTTCTGCATAATCTCTTGTTTCTTGTTGTGTATGAGAATCCATTCTCAAATTACAAAATTTAAAGAAATTATTTAAATCTATTTTCCAGATACATTCTGTATAATTCGAAACTGGTAAAATTACTCTTGCTAATTCCCTAGCAATTCCTTTAAATCCTTCATAAAATCCATCTAAATCATTAGGCTGTGAAATTTGTCTGTAACAACCTTTTGCATGTTCATTAACATCATACATCCGTCCAAGGACAAGCTGTTTGTTGTCTTCATCTAATTCTGTTCCTCGACCTTGATTATTTTGTTTTGATTGTTCGTGTACATCTTTTTCCGCAGGCAAATAAAATTCGTCACTCATAATAGAATAACGACCTGAATATTCATTTATATTAGCAGTTCTATGTCTAACAATTTGTCTCATTACAAATATCGGTAGCTTCAAATGAAACTTCACTTCACACATCTCAAATGGTGATGTGTGTTGATGGCGCATTAAATATCGAATTAGATTTCTTGTTTGACTTGTTTTTCGTGTGCCAGTTCCGTAACTAATTCTTGCGGCATTTTCAACTTCTTCATCACTACCCATCACTTCTAACAATTTCACAAAACCGTGCTTATGCACTTGTTTTTCACTTATCATAATTTAAATTCCAATAATTTTGTTTTTGCAGTTAATCCTTGATAGGTATTATGTTCAATAATATTCATAACATCTACATTATTTAAAATCATATCATTAATGTCTTTTTGTATCACATGTCTTGGCCAAATAACTATTTTCTGGTTATTTGCAATTATTCTGTCCATCTTTTTAACAATTTCTTTATTTCTTTTCTCATTATCATAAATGAATACTACATCAATATTATCAAACATTTTTCTATATGCAGATAAATCAGCACCGGCCATAGCAAGAGAATTTTCTACAAATAAAGAATCTATCGGACCTTCGACTATATATGTCGTTTTATTTTCGTCCCATGTATTCAACCCAAAAATTTTGGGAGCATTTTCTTTAATTTTTATTGTAACATATCTTAATTTAGATTTTCCTCTCAATGATCTTCCTTGAGCGGCAATCAAATTATAATCTTTATCAAAAAAAGGTATGACTAATCTAGGATCATCTTCTATTAATTCATAATTTATATCAAGATTTAAACTTTCAACCCACTTTTTAAAATCTTGTGCGAAATAAAGATACTTGTATTTAGTGACTTCAATATTTCTAGATTTCACATACTGTTTACAAAAATGTTCATCCTCTAAATCTTTCACACAAGGAATATTTAAATCAATTTTTTGAAATTTTGGAGTTTCAAATTTAAATTCGGGCTCTTGATAATTACTAAATTTATTCTCCCCCGTCTTATATCTTTCCATAATATATTCAGAGTGCAGTCTTACATCTAACTCTTTCAAAAAATTTGAAAAAGATTTTCCTACTCCACAATTATGACATTTATAAAAAAGATCATTATCTTTTCTATGAATATATCCTCTAGCTTTTGTTGATTTTTTTTGAGAATCACCACAAATAGGACATCGAAAATTCCAAAGAAATTCTCTTTTTTGCTTAAATATCGGAAGACGATTAGATAACAGATTCAAATATTTTACATCAATATAAATGGACATAATACCCGAAGGAATTAAAGTTTTATTAAAATTATATCAGATTTAATTAGGAAAGTCAATCACCAAGAGGCTAATGATAATATTTTTTGGATTGATTCATCGGATACATTCAATTGATAAGCATAATTATAAATTGGAGATAAGTCTTTAACTTTATTTTTATTTTTTATAGATGTAACTAATTTATAAACTTTTTGTTCATTTTCACTCAGTTGACTCATTTGATCCCCAATCTCTATTTTCAAGTGTAGCTGGACTTACATCTTTATTTAAAGCTAAAGTATCTGCAATATCAAAAGAATCATCATGATAGGTTGGGGAGGAATAAGCTATTTGATCAGATAATCTAGTTAATGCTTGTGTATTTTTATCAACCGCTTTTACTAGATGTTTTATATCAGTTTTTAGTATAGCAGTATCTTCTTTTAATTCTATAATATTAATGAGACTCCAACCAACTATAGCTATAGTAGCGGCACTTATTGGACCTACGAAATATTTTTCGAATTTATTGTTTACCATTTTACCTTTTTAAACTTTGAATGATCATCGCAATAAATTCAGTGGTAGAAATATTTAGTTTTTTCATTATTTCATGTATTAACAATCGTTCCGCTAGTGTCTCTAATTGTTATCAAACCATGTGCCCCATCAGAATTATAACATTTTGCAGAAAAAGTTGCATCGCCATTAGAGTGATAAGTTTGAATTGTATTTACTCCTGATCCATTATTTGTTTTTACAACCAACTCTCCTTTATCATCAGCAGAAGTTCCTTCATGATCAACAACTATTTCGCCCAATTTATGCATAGCAGTTGTTGTTATAATTGTAGTAATCTCCCAATATTCATTTAATGTATGACCAGTTGTTGCGGCAAATGTAACAGTTATTCCTTTATTTAATTCTTGTGCAGATCCTGTCATTGCAACACCAGTCGCTTCCCATGTTGATCCTCCGTCTTCTGACCAAGTATATGTGTCAGTAGCGGCCGCCGCATCAATTTTCACTCGATAAGTTCTGACAGCAGTTGAATTATAAGCTCCACCATATGTAAGATCATCTAAACCACTTCCAGTAAATGTAGTTGAACCAAACCCCTTAAAATAATCATTAGCAGAATCTTCTCCATCAGACCATCCTTGAAACGCAATATTAGTTAATCTGGCGGCAGTTCCATCTCCTTCTGTATGATTCTGTATTGTAAGTGTGTCTCTTGCTATCATTTTACTCCCACAAAAATTGATTTGAATTTATCATTAATATCTTGTTTTTTTGTCTTATCATCTTTGAATTGATTTAAAAGATAATCCAAATTTCCCCGTTTTTCTTCTGCTCGTAATTGTTTTTTACTTTTTGGTTCTTCTCTCAACTTAAACATTCTAATAATAGAAGAAATAGTTTCAGTATCACTAATATTTATATTTCTCTTAACCAATTCTTCTTTTACTTTACTTGCAATTTTATGATTAATATCATATTTTTCTGCAAGAGCATCTATTTCTTCATGATAAGATGTTTGTTCTCTAAATGTTGTGAAATCTAGCATTTTTACGCCCGTATTTAAGATAAATCATAGAACCCGTTAACTCATCTTGTAAAATAATAGGTTTACCTGGATTGGCTCTTCCATATTGTCTAATTGCTTCTCCAACTTCATCATTGCCTACATACTGTTCATATTTAGCATAACGGCGCTTACCATATCTTGCTCTCATAAAAGTTTCTGGTTTAACCATAAAAACTTCTGAACCAGCAAACTTACTTCCTTTTTTTATTTTCTTCTTCCTCTTAACTCCTGGTTCTGCTTGTCCTGGAATAGAAGGATTTTCTACACCAAGTCCTGCAATAGCACCACCGCCAGCGGCCAATCCATCTTCATTTAATTCCTCTTCTCTACGTTCAACTTCTTCTATTAATTGATTCATTTCTTTTTTATTATATTTACATTCTTGTAAAAATAATGTATATTCTTTTTCTAAAAATGTTTGATCATAGTATAATTTTGCATTTTTATTTTCTTCTTTCATTAGAAATAAAGCCGCCGCAAAAGAAGCAAATTTTGTTGATCCACCAGGAACTTTCGCTAAAACTTTTTTTAAATTAAAAACCAATGTATCTGACAATGTATATGCTTCTTTTTCTTCTTTGGTTTTTAATTTACTTCTTTTTTTAAGAATTTTTCCATTTTCATCTATTATTCCCAACTCAAAGGCTTTTGTATTCTTAAAAGGAGTTGCAAGTCTTTTAATAAATGAATAAACAAAATATATGTTACCTGCCGCTGATGCTAGTCCCATCTGGTATTATCTCTCTTAATCTATCTGCTATTTCTAAATTTACTGTTATATTACTACTAATAATTTTTTCACCATTTATACTAGATATTTGATCTGGCATATAATCTAAAAATATTAAAAAAGTTTTTAAATAGGTCCAATATTTTTGAGATATTTTTAAAAATAATATTCTCGTTAAAACTTCAATAGGAAAAACATTTCCTAATGTTATTAAATGGTTTAAGATTAATCTTTCTTTTAATTCACCACCCAAATGATATCTATTTAATAATCTTTTTAAATACTTTATAATTTTTAAATCATCATGAAAATCTTGTTCACTTAAACATTGAGGATTCTCATAATATTTCATTGCATATAAGATAAAATTATCTTTATTCAAGTCTTCAAACACTATCTCTCTTTCAATTAGATACTACTTCTTCATTTTCACTTTTTTCTTTACCTGTTAAAAAATAAGTACATGTTTGAATAGCTCCACTGATCATACTAAGATGATTTTTTAAATTTACTAATTCTGATTCAAACTGATTTATTTTCTGTATTGTCATAGTTCTATCATTGTTTAATTTTTCAAGTTCAGCTTCGATTTTTTCAATCATAACAATATCACTCCTTTTTTTATTATCTTCATACAATGATGTATATTCTTTTTCTAAAACTGTTTCATTTTTTTTAATTTTTTTCATAATATTATCAATTTTCTTCTATAAAATTTTCTCCTGTAAATTCTTCTAATTTCTTTATCATGCGTTCCATATTAACACGCATAACTTTTCCCGTTTTAACATTTCTGGAATAAAATTCCCATTCTCCATCTTCATTATGAGGACCCAGTTTTGTTTCGTTTCCACCCTCATCCATTGTATATATGTGTGATTCTGATGCATCATCTTTTGCATACAAATATGCTTGATCTGCTCCTTGAACAGTTGGTGCAGTTCCATTTTTTACTGCAAAAACACCTGCGGCATCTCCAACTGTAGCAGAAGTGAGAGTTGCACCATAGAGAGCAATTGATTTATCGGTTCTTAAATTATCATTAAAAATAAATCCAGCAGATGTATTATGAGTTAATGTATGACTTGCTTCTAAATCAAGTCTTCCACCTTCAGTTCCACTTCCTGCCGCAGTTCCGTCTTCTTGTAAAAGAAAACCAGTTGTACTTGCAGTATCCATAATTTTAAATTGACTACCAAATACAAGAGAACAATCGTTTGCTACAAAAACATCACCATCAGACCGAATTTTTTCACTACTTTCAATTTGTGTATTTGCAATAAATTGATCTGAATCTGCTTTTAACTGAATTTTTTGTCCAGAAGTATTAGCCCAAACTGTAAAGTTTTTACCTGAACCATCTACTCCCAGAGTTGTAATTCCTGACATAACAACATTAGACTTAACATTCATTAATGTACCATCTATAGTTGCTCCAGCTCCAGTAAGATTTACATTTGCACTAGCAATAACTGTATTTGCACCATTTATCGTAACATTCGAACCAATAACTGTATTTGTGCCTCCTACAGTTGTATTCGATGTGACATTTAAGACTGCTGAATCTATTTCCACATTTGCAGTTGCAGTAAGTGTAATAAGATCATCTGCAGTAATTTCTATTTCTCCATCATTTGGAGAATTAATTTCTAAAGTAGCATCTCTAAATGTTAATGATTTATCGGTTCCAATTGATACATTATCAGAAAATATTCCAAATGCTCCACTTACATTTCCTGTAGATGTTACTGTACCACCCACATCAAGATTCCCTGTTAATACTACATCATCAATATAAGCATTTGCAAATCTATGTGTGGTATTTCCTAAATCAGAAGATGAGTCCACATTTGGAATAATATCAGAACCAATATCAGCATTAAATGTTACTGTATCATCCGCAGAATCACCGAGAGTGATTGTTCCGCCATCTGCCGTAATATTTCCGTTTGCATGTATATTTCCATGACATCTTAAATTTCCACCAATAACTGCACTTTTAAGAATACCCACACCACCTGATACTACTAAAGCACCAGATGTATTACTTGTAGAATCTACCGCTGAAGTCAATGCTACATTTGAAGTCATAGTAACATTGGATGTAATATCTGTATTTGTTCCTTTTAATGTTGTGTTTGAAGAAACAAACGTATTTGATCCTTGAATATGAACATTTGAACCGCTCATATGAATATTTGCTGTAACCCTTACATCCGTTCCTTGAAAATAAGCATTGGTTGTAAATTGAGTATTAGAACCCATAAAACGATTTAGATCAGAAATCCAAAGTGTATTAGATGTAAAATCTGTATTCGTTCCTGCTATAGTAGTATTTGATGTTATATGTGCATTTGTACCATCAATAACTACATTAGCACCAGAAAAAAGTGCATTGGCTGTAATTACAGTATTTGCTCCTGCTATTGTAGAATTCGATGCAATATGAGTATTTGGTCCAGAAGCAATTACATTTCCTGTAAATGATGCATTTGATGTAATTGTAGTATCTTGACCAGCAATTGTAGAATTGCTTTTTATATGAACTAATCCGCCTGTAAATGTAATATTTGCTGAAGCATTAGTATTTGCGGCGAGTAACAGATTGGATTCAGTATCACCAGAAATTATTCCTACATATGCATTTTTCCAACCTATAGTTGTATTACCTAAATCATGAGTAGCATTTGTTCCTGGTTGTACATTGGAATGTATGGCGGTCATTGTAACAACATTTATAGTTGCATTAGCATTTACTGTCAAATCTGTATCAACTTTAACACTATCATTAACAGCAACACCGCCTTTGAAAATAACAGAAGCATTAGTCGAACTACCTAATGCTTTAGTGTTAGCAAACACTATTTCAGGTTCAACATTTGAAAAAAATTGTGTTAATGTTACTTTTTTATTTGAGGGAGTCCCCGCTGGATCATCTACGACCAATAATAAGTCTTCTCTGGCCGCAGATGATAGTGAAGGCAGTCCCGAAATGCGTTTGTCTGCCATTTATTTAACCTTTTATCAGCTAAGATGTCCATTAGCGGTTGCTAACAACCAGTATTCAGTTCCATTTACTTTCATTCGCAATCTAGCATTAGATGTAATATCAGCAGTAGCAGTTGCAAACATAATAAGATTTGAATCTCTTGCTGTTGTATTAGCGGCGGCCGAAGCGGCAACATGTCCATGTTGATTACCTGCGGCACCAAGCTCTGAACCCAGTTCAACAAAATAGTGTACTGCTTGTGCAGATGGATCATTAGCATTAGTTGATGCCATACCACCTCCAAGGTCTCTTAAACTAATAAATGCATCTGGTTTTGTTGCTCTATCACCAGCATCATCATTAACATCAATCATCATACCATATGTTCTTGTAACACCGCCAGTATATGAAGTATTCACGTTATCTTTGTGAAGACCATTTGTCATATTAAGAGTGATTTTTGCACCTGCGGCGGCAGTAGTGACTATTGAATTAGAACCCGAAAGATTTGCATCTATTTTAGCTCCATAGACATTAACTACTGAATTAGCATCACCTGTTCTATGATCATGTGTTGTTTGTGCATTAAATGATGCAATATCTCCTGCAGTTGTACCAAGTGAAGTTGAAATAGATGTAGAAACGAATGATCTGCCAGTGGCATCACCCGTATTTGTAGAATGATTTAAGTTTCCAAAAAGATTGAAAACGTTAACTTTTTTATTGACAGGACTACCTGATGGATCATCTACTATATGAATAATATCATCGGATGCTACTCCAGTAGTAAGATCGGTCAGATCCGTCATCTTTTTGTCAGCCATTGCTTTAACTCCTTAATAATAGCGGTGAAGTTGCTGGGACTCAGCCAAGACCGGTTTATGAATCTTTTGCTTCTTCAATTAATTGTTGTAAAACTACTTTAGCGCCATGTAATCCGCTTAATTCGTATTTCACGGCTTCTTCTCTATTATTTAGCTCTTCTTTCTCAATTGCAAGAGCTTTTAATTCTTCTTCTTGACCTTCAAACATATCTTCAATTTCAAGCAATTTCTTTTCAAGAATAGAAGTATGAGACTCCATTGCAGTAGTACTTATACTTCCTACAAAAGGAGTCTCTTCTTCAATGTTAAGATCAGGAACATTATTACCAAATTCTTCATTATATTCTTCTTCCATTATAACCTTTTTTCAAAAATCAATTATATTATGCAATTGTTATTACTGAAACACCTATTGCAGTCTTAACTGCAGAACTAAGTAGTCCTGATGCCGCTTCTAAGGCAGTTCCAGAAATATTATCAGATAAATCTGTTCGATTTCCCATTGCTACATCATCCGCAAGAGTAAAAGTTCCTGCGGCACCACTGGTTGCAGTAAATCTCAATCTATTTCCTACTCCACCAGTTGCTAATGCTGTTCCATTTAGGTGTGTAAGTGTTGCAGTTACGTTTCCGCCTGCTGATGCAGTCAAAAGAAAAGTGGCCGCAGATCCAGCAGTATACTTTATTCGTTCATCATAGATGATTTCAAATACAATATTACTTCCAGTACCATGAGCGGCCGAAGTAAGTACTCTGAAATTTGTCATAGTTGGATGTTTTAGTCCAGTTGCGGCCGTGGCTCCAGCGAGACCACGAATTGCTACAAGAACTTCTGGAGTAGCATCTGCATTTCCATTACCAGTTGCGGCGCCTGTTACTGCCCAGCCTGATTGATTTGCAAAAACCATAGTCTTATCATAAGGACTATTTGTATCATCGGGCAAAAATTTAGGCTTATTGGTTGCAACATCACCATCTGTTCCCCATAAAGGCATTGTTTTCTCCTAATTAAAATTGTTTATTCTCATTATTTAGCTTACAACGAAACCTTTTTTTAGCCGCTGTTCATTTGATTGAATATATTTTGAATATACATCTATATTTTCAAAAGTTTTGGGTGGATCAGTAGTATAGATACCTTGCCCCATTTTGTCTTTTCCAATAGCAGGAGTACCTTCGTCTCCTATAATACTATTTTCTTTTTCTGTCAATTCTTTAACACCAAATCCTACTATCATTTCAACAAATTCATCCATACCCATATCTTGATCATCGTAAAAAGATTGAACATCAGCTAAAGTAATTGTTGCTAAAGCTCCTTCTTTATTTTCTAATCTCAATTTATCAGGTGTTTCTTCAATTTTATAAAATGAATAATCTTCTACATTTTTAATAGAAGTACCCATTAAATAATGAACCATGTGTTCAAACACCCTATAAGGATCTCTGTCATTGACAATGACATTTCCTTCTTTTACATCTTGACCAGGAGTGGCTTCCTTATAATTGTCAGACAACTTATCAGTTCCCCATTCTCCTGCTCTTTCACTCTCCTTAGGCTCTACAATCTTTTTTCTATTTTCTAGAACCTTTTCAAGTTTTAGTCTTGTTTTAGTAGCCATATCTCCCTTTTCTTGTGGTATAGAGGATTCATACATACCTTGATGTTCACCAAACTCTTCATAATCTCGTCTGTCGAATCCCATTTTTTTAGCTAAATCTTCCCAAGCAGAAATTTTATGTTCTTTATCGGGACCTGCTTTTTCTTTTGCAATAGCCTTTGCTTGATTCATCAAGTAAAGTTTATTTATTAGTGGGTTGTTAGAAATTCTTCCTTTAAAATCTTCATCAAATTGAACACCTTCAATATACATGTTCAATTCGTATGCTTTGTTGTCTAAATTTGCAACTTGAATTTGTACTGTTTTTCTTCCTGCACCTAATGAATAACGATTTGTCTTACCGCTTGATGGTTTTCTTGGGCCAGTTGCAACTTTATCATCTATTTCTTTAGGATCTACAATAGCACCTTTTGTTTTTGCATGATCAACTGCATGTTGCATTGCATCTGAAAAGGTTTTATGATAAAGTATATAACCACTTGCAGATTTTTTTCCTGGAGCAACTAATTCATCAAGTTCTACCTCTTCAAATTTACGTCCCTTTAAAGCGGCATCTCTTTTTCTTGACAAAGCCCGCATTGCATCACGATCTTTTCCAGTAAGATACTTCATATGTTTGGTTCGACTATGAAGTTTATCAATTTCTTTTTCAATTGCTTTTAAATCTTCTGTCATATCACCTTCATGTTCGACTTCTTCACCATGTCGAGCATAATAAAGTCCACTACCTTTTGACAAAGAACGATCAAGAGCAGGAGAAACTCCTTTAAAACTTTTCATTACTCCTGAAGGAAAAGATTTAGCCATCATACCTAAAACAACATCTCGTGGCTCTGTATCAGTATCAATATCTTTAGCAGAAGGTATTTTTCCTGCCGCGGCTATTTGTGCGATTTTTTCATAATATTGTTTATCAATACTGCTTCTATGTTTTCTTGCATAAGCGGCTAACTCCTGAGAAAAATCACGCAATTGAGATTTTGTTGCTTCATCAAGTGTGTCCTCTCCCACAACATCAGGAGTTTTTCCTTTATAATAGACATTTCCTTTTAGGGCTTTGTGTGCTTTTTTCATATGTTTTTTATGAACACTAACTTTTCCATCTTTGAATTTCCCCTTTAATCCTGCATCATCTAAAGCCATTTTTACTTGTAATCCAGTACCCTCTTCCACATCTTCTGTTTCTTCAGCTTGTCGTGGGGGTCTTTTTGGTCCCTTTTGTTTAAAAAGACTTCCAAATTTTTTGCCAGGCTTTAATTTTTTAACTTTTCCGCCACCAGCTTTAAATTTTTTAATTTCATCTTCGTAGTTTGATGGAGCTTCATCTAATTCTCCTTCGTTCACCGCTGATACTTCAAGTCTCTTATGATCTCCTTTTTGCATCATATCTTGTTGTGCTTTTTCAGCTTGACGACCAGAATTAAATACACCATGTATTTTTCCTTTATCATCAGTAATTTTATATTTTCCTTTTTTCCATCCCTCTAATAATTTTGTAATATCACTTCCATCAACATAATCGGGAAATAATTTTTCTAAATCATTTCTAGTAACTGTTCTCATTTTTGCAACATCTTTTGCAAATCCTTTTAAATAATTATGACCACCTCTACCTTTATAATTTAGCATTCTTTGAGCAACTTCTTTACCAGACAATGCTCTTTCTTCAATTTCAGTATCTTCTGTTTTATATTTGTTAATAGAATCTTTTGTTTTTTGTAATTTTTTATTATATTTTTTAACCTTGTCTGCAAATGAAAATCCGAGTGTTCTCTTTATATTTGCTTTTTCTTTACCCGAGAAAACTGGTTTTACATATTCTGCTTCTTTAAGTTCGGCTTCTTCTTTTATACCTTTTATAGGAGGTTTAATTCCTTCCCCCGCCATTCTTCGTGCAACTTTTCCTCTAAATCCTTTTGCTACATGAAGTGCGCCTTGTTTAAAATGATAGTCTACTCCTTGAAATGCTTTGTCCATAAAATTAGCAATTTCTTTTTCGTGA